GAAGGTTGGGAATTTAGCGAATTTGTCATCCTCCGCGCGCTTGAGCTTACGGGAGACTATGAACCAGACCGAAGCCAAAGAGTGGATTCGCCGTTACAAAACGAAAGCCAAAGAACTTGGGAATCCCAAAGCCTTGATGTGGTGGCAACTTACGCTAGAGGACATTGCTAAACGCCGAGGGCAACAGGCCGCTGACGATTTACGCAACCGTATGAATCTTTTGAAAGACAAAAAATGAGACACGCTGCTCGAGTAGATGCTAACCAAGCCCAAATCGTTTCCGCACTACGTGCTGCTGGCGCATACGTCTGGATTATTGGCCTGCCAGTTGACCTTTTGGTTGGCTACAAAAATCACACATGGTTGATGGAGTGCAAAGATGGCTCTAAAAAGCGTTTAACGGCCCTACAAGAGGACTTTTTTGCAAACTGGATAGGTGGTACGTTGTGCCGTGTTGATGGCCCTGAAGCGGCTTTAAGAATGATCGGGGTTGTTAAATGAATCCATACAAAATAATTGAGCCAACTTGCATCAGTTTTTCAGGTGGTAGAACTAGCGGTTATATGCTTTACAAGGTGCTAGAGGCTCACCAGATGAGCCTGCCTGAAGAAGCAATAGTGTGTTTTGCCAACACCGGCAAGGAAGATGAGGCGACCTTGCGGTTTGTTGACCGTTGCTCAAAAGAGTGGAATGTGGAAATCCATTGGGTTGAATATCAAAACGCTGACCCTGCTTTTGAAAGGGTTACTTTTAAAACAGCCAGTCGTAACGGTGAACCTTTTGAAGCACTTATTAGGAAACGTCAGTATTTGCCAAACCCCGTGACTAGGTTTTGCACATCAGAATTAAAAATTCGCACCATTCACAAATATCTTAAATCTTTGGGTTGGGAGCATAACGAGACAATGGATTGGGTTGGCATGAGGGCAGACGAGCAGCGTAGAGCCGCCAAAATTGCTGACAAATCCAGAATTCCTTTGGTAGCAGCTGGCGTAACTAAAGAAACCGTTGGCGAATTTTGGCGCAATCAGTCGTTTGACCTTGAGTTACCCAACATTAACGGAGTGACTTACCACGGAAATTGTGACCTTTGCTTTTTAAAAGGTGGTTCGCAAGTGCTATCGCTAATTGCGGAAAAGCCAGAACGTGCTATATGGTGGGCAAAAATGGAGGCATTGGCATTGGCATCCAAGCCAAGCGGTGCGGTGTTCCGTTCCGACCGCCCATCGTATGCAGCAATGCTTAAATTTTCAGCAGATCAGACAGATATGTTTGACCCTGATGATGAGTCAATTGCCTGTTTTTGTGGAGATTAAATGATTTTTCACCTCCAAAACACTGAACAAGCCTCTGCACTGATGGCAAAGATTTGGCCCAAAGTTAAAGACAGCTTGAGAGCAAGCAAGGCGCTGCGGTTAGAGATAAAAGCGCAGTCTCGCAGCGAAGAACAAAACGCCAAATATCACGCCATGCTTTCAGAAATTGCTGTCCAGGCACAGCACTTGGGCGCTAAGTGGTCAGCAGAAGATTGGAAGCGATTGTTGGTAGACCTATTTACCAAGGAAACAGGGCTACAAGGCGGCAAGATTATTCCGTCCTTAGACAGCAATGGAATAGTCCAGTTAGGCCTGCAAACCCGTGATTTCACCAAGGAACAGGCTATGGAATTCATCACGTTCTTGGAAGCCTGGGGAGCCAACAACGGAATTATTTTTAAAGATGTTGCACAATCCCTATAAGTTGGCTTATAATTAGTCACGCCCTATGTCGGGTCTTTTTGGAGCAAGCAATGGAATTTAACTTTACAACCAAGCTAGAAGATGGTGATGTCATTGTCTTTTGGGAATACGAAGAAGATGAAGATGGCATCTACAACAGTGAAGTGGTCAAGGTTGTTTTTTGCAACATAGACATCACCCCGGTCTTGAGTGAGGAAACCTTATACGACTTGGACGCAAAAGCTATTGTGGTTTACGAGGAAACATTCAATGACTAGCTTGATACCCGTTCTCATGCTTGGCATGATTGCCAACGCCGTGACCATTTTTGTGTTGTTTGCACCGCCAGCACACACAATGTTTAACAACCATCCCGAATGCTCAATAGCATCATTCAGTCCCGACTTAAATGCAAAGCAAAAGGCTTTTTGCCGTGAATGGAGCAGCCGTGGACAAAAATAATTGGCCCGAGAACGGATGGCCGTGGCCCCCATATCCTTTAAGGAACAAAGTATGAGCAAACCAAATCAACTGCCATCAGCAGATGAAATCAAAAAAGAATTGTGGTACGAAAAACAAACTGGCGTTTTCCGTGCGCGATTTGGCAATGCAAAATCAAAAGCATGGCGTACTGTTGGGTGCAAAGAAAGCAAGGGTTATTTGCAGATCAAGATAAATAATCGAATGTACATGGCGCACAGGTTGGCTTGGGTGTACGAGACGGGGCAAGACCCGACTTTGTTAAACATGCAAATCGACCACATTGACCAAAACAAAACAAACAATGCGTTTGCAAATTTACGCTTGGTCACAAACAAACAAAACGCCGAAAACAGAGGTTTAAATTTCAGAAACAAAACTGGAATCAGGGGTGTTTACATGGAAAGAAATCTTTTTGTTGCTGAGTTATGTAATAACTACAAACGAATAAAACTGGGAAGATTTAAAACTCTGGACGCGGCAAAAGCAGCGGTGGAAAAAGCAAGACGCGATTTGTTCACGCATGCAGGCGACCAAGCCTTTCCCGCCTTACCCACTGAGGAGCAAACATGACTGATTCCGGATGGCGCAAGCGCCAAATTGCCCTTGACAAAAAGGCTGAAAACGCCCGTGAGTTGGGGTTGTACTATGAGCCAAACACCATCACATTTCGCGGTGAACCCGCAACAGAAGTTTTGCGTTTATCTATTGACGGAATTTGGGCCAACCCTGACGTCCCGGTAGATGATGCAGCCAAGTTGGTTCTGGCGGCAGTTGGCGACAATATTAATGTATTGATACAGACGGCTATACAAGCAGAGCGAGAGGCTTGTGCAAAATTGGCGGCAGCTACAATTTGTGATACGCATATACCGACAGGCGTAAAAATTTACGGGACTGTTGCAGCCAAAGCTATCCGAGCAAGAGGAAAACAAACATGAATCGACCGCTTGAACAAGATTACACAAGCCTAGCGGCGTACACACGGGCGCTTGAAGAATACTGTGACACTTTGTCACGGGTAGAGCAAGAGCCTGTGGCGTGCAAGCATGGGTGGTTCCGCACTGATGCAATGTTGCAAACGGAATTCCGATGTATTAAATGCGGTGCTTTTATGCAGCAAGGGGACAAGCATGACTGACGAAGATTGGGAATTTAATCGAATCGAAATGGAAGCCCGTGTGCGCCAGATGGCTGTGCGCTACGCTATGGAAAAGATTAAGGAGCCAAGCCCTATACCCTTGATCACAGACGAAGAATGGGCGGCGCTGAATGAGATACCCGAAGCATAGTTATATACGGTCAACCACTTTGCTCCGCAATGCCAGGGAAATACCTTGCCAGCATTGCGGGGCAGATGATGGAACTGTGGTAGCTGCCCACACAAACTTTGGAGGCGGCAAAGGACGGTCAATTAAAGCTGATGACAATTTAATCGCCAGCCTTTGTTTTTCTTGTCACGCAGAATTAGACCAAGGCAAGAATTTAAGTAAAGAAGACCGCTACGCCATGTGGCTTGACGCACATATTAAAACCGTCAAAAAACTTACAGGGCTAGGATTGTGGCCTAGCAAAGTTCCTATTTCCGCATTGATGGAAGCGGAGCAGACTTCTGATTAGCCTCGTGCGAACGGTGCATTGGGTGAGCGTGAGCCATGTCGGTACGCTCATGTTTTTTCAGTTCTTTTTCTAAAGCAGCCACTTTGCGAGCTTCTTTTTTATGCTCGCGCTCAAAGATGTACTCTTTTGGTTCTGAGTGCTTTGCTTTTTCGCGTGTCAATACCATATTTGTAGCCATGATTACTCCGTCATTTGTTCGCCAGTGGCGGTTACTTCTAAAACTCTGCGTGACCATCCTTTGCCGAATGTGTCCCACGTTGGTAAGTCCATCATAAACGACAGCCTACGTTTTCCAAAATCATCTATTAGTGTTTTAGCGTTAAAAGCCCGTACAGCCGCTAAAGTCTTTGGGCCTATACCGCCATCAGGCTCAACGCCTACACACGCCTGAAGCCACTTTGCAGCCCGTCCTGGGCCACTGTTGATGGCAGCATCAAATACAACGTAATCAACACCAGCAGGCAGATCGTCAGCGCAAACTTTGTTCCAATATTTTTGGCGATACAAAGGGCCAACATCATTAGGGGTTAACGCCCTCATAGCCTTTTCATCTACTGGATGCCCACAATGTTCTTCCCAAACCGCCTTTGTACATCCGAGGTTGGTCATGCCTCCTGGGTCAGCTTTGTTGAAAACAAAACCCCCTTCATGCACTAAAACCGCAGCCAATGATTTGTCAAAGTTTTGATACATATCAATGTTTATGGCTTGCGCCAAAATAGTAAGTCAAAATCAACATAAATGCAGCGTCAAGTTGGCCCAACAAACGCAAAACGATTTCGCGCATTTCAGGGGCAATGATGTGATTGAGCAAGAACCACTGAACAAAACTCCAAGCCACAAACACACCAACAGCAATTAATGGTGTAACTGCTTTGCTATACCAGGGAGCTGCTGCGCTAGTGGAAATTTCTGATTCGCGCTTACGGGCGCTGTCACGATCTGCTGCATCTATCTTGGCGTATTCCAGTTCTAGTTCAGCCAGTTTCTGCGCTGCCTGTGGGTCGCCTGCAATAGCCTTTGCCACGGCTTCAACAGAATCAGATACGCCAAATTTAGAGGCAATAGCAGAGACAGCAGCGCCACCCAAAGGGCCAGCAACGGCGGTAGCCAAAAGAGGCGCAGCGCCTTTGAGGAGAGAAAGTAGTTCATTCATGTTAGCCTCATTTTGTAAGAAACAAATTCAATGGTTGCCCATCCTATAAATCCGGCAGCCAAACAAGATGCCAGCCCAATTAAAAGTATCTCAACCACTTCAGCCATTTTCTCGCGCTTAAGTTTCTTCGCGGCTTCGGCTTCACGTTCTTCACGTTTGCGATTGGCAATAATTAGGTTGTATTCAGCTTGGATAGACTCCCAAACATCACCTTGGCCTGAGTAAATCAGTTGCTCTTTGAGCTTCTTTTCAGCGTCTCTGAGCGCCTTGGCCTGCATAACGGTATCAAGGGCTTGGCCCATGTCTGAGCGTTTCTTACCCTTGTCTTCCGTTGCTGCCTTGGCACCGGTATCCCGCATCTCAAAGAATTTAATCAAGTCGCCAGAACATTCATGCAAGTCTTTGCCCATCTGGATAGCTTCTTGCACACCAGCAATTGTGCTTTTTGCAAGAGCAAACGCGGCACTGATGCTGATTGGATCAATCATTTTGAACTAACCGAATGAAGAAAAAAACCAATTAAACTGGAAATACTCGAGGCTATAACCATGCCCATCCAAAAACCACCTTTGGACTTGTTGGCGAGTTCAAGAAGCGTCTTAACGTCTTTGCGTAGTTCAGTAACTTCTGATTCCATCGCCTCAACCTTGGCCCACATCATGCCAACTTTTACAGGGTCAATTCCGTCAACCATGATTATGCTTTCTGAATATAAGCCAATGAATAATAAGTTGGTAGATATGTTCCCACGTTTGACGTAGAAGCCGCTGTAAAACCTCCAGTGTTGCCAACAGCATATGTATTACCAGAGCCAACAACAAAAGAATCTAAAAGATTAGGAGTGCCGTTTTGTCCGTTGCAAAGGTAATAACCCGAAGGAATAGAACCAATAGAACCCGACCACATAATAATGCCACCAGAAGGAACAGCACTTACAGCCGAGGTCGTGCCAATGATGCCGTACAAGTTATCGTAAGTCTGAATAACTGCGGTTGTTGCATCAGTCAAGACAAACTTGTAGTTTGAGCCAGAAGTCAACCAAATCTCTTGTGGAGGCCGTCCATCAGTACCAAGCTGGATAGGGTTGGTATTGGCGATAGTCCCTGAAGAAGTCGTAAACGTAGACTGTGGAGTCGTAGTCCCCGCCGCATAGGTATAAATAAAACCACCCGACAAAGGAGTGCCATTGGTGGTAAAGAATTGAAATCCGTTACCGATTGGGGAGAGATTGACTGCCATGTTATTTTCCTATGTCAGAAAGTTTTGTGCCTGCGCCAGGTTTAAGGGCTTTTGCTGTTTCTTGTTTTAACGCGCGTTTTTGTGCTGATTCACGAATCATTGAACCAACAGGAACAATACCTGCGCCTAAAAGCGTATTTGCGCCTTTTTCAAGACCTGTTGCAGCCAATGCTTTAGCGCCAGCTACAAAAGTGTTTGAATTATTAACAAACGTACCTCGAGGTTGAGCTTGAACGTCCGCAGCCACTGCTCCTAATGTTCTCAAATGATTTGCTGTTTCAGCGTCAACCAGTTGGTTTAGTTTAGGTTCAATTTGCTTCAATGCTCGGTTGTAAGAAGCCTGATTAAAGTTACCACTACTGATTGATTTGTCTTTTAACCAGTTGATCGTAGCCGCACTGACCGCTTGATGACCTTCTGAGCCACCGCCTAATTGATTAACCAATGTCTCAAGGTCACGCTTGTTGCCGTTAATGATGTACTTGTTAATAAACTTGTCTGGAGGCACATCATTGACCGCAGCATCATATGCAGGGTCTTTTTTAAGAATGTCAAAACGAGCTTTAGCGGCAGAACGAGCTTCATCAGCCAAAGGTTTTAGGGCGGCAGCATCACCACTTAAAGGCAAATCTTCCAAGGCTTGACGAACAATTCCTGATGCTGCTTTAGCGTTGCCATCACCAGACCGTTCAGCCTTACGCATTTCAGCCGCCAAATTGGTACGCATGGCTTCAAATTGCTCATACGTCATTTTTTCGCCAGAGGCAAACTTACCTAATTGTTTGTCAATAGCTGGAGGCACAAAGTCTGATTTAAGTTCTTTGGATAGCGCACGATAAGCATTATGTGCAAAGGCTTGCCCATCAATAGGAAAGTCACCGCCTGCCGCATCCTTTAGAGCTTTGTACTTTGCGCCAATTTCTTTAACTCGGGCATCATCAAGCGTTTTGTAAGAATTGATGATTGTGTCTGCGCTTTCAAGATGGTTAGTGCCGTAAACGTCAGGAGCCGCCTTATCACGGATAACGTCAAAGTTTTCTTTTAAAGCGTTGTTTTGTTCATTGAAACGGTTAGCATATTCAGGATTACGACCACGCTGATTCATTTCATCTGATAGCAAACTAACGTCTTGAGTGGCTTGACCGCGAGTGTATTTAACTGGAACAGGCAAACTGTCGCCTTTAAGTTGGCGATTAACAGCCGCCATGTTTGCCTCTGTTGGCTTGAGCATTTTCAGTTCAGACGCAAGTTCAGGAGAAGCCTGGGCAATAGCCGCTTGCAATTCTGCTTGGATATTAGTAGCCGCAGCACCACCGGAACGCATACCGCCCTTGGCTTCAAATTGTTGCTGCATTTGAACTGGTGTAATTTCAGACTGCAATTGTTCAAATTTTTGAGCAATTGGTTTAGTTACTTTACCAGCAATAGAAGGGGACGCAACGATTGCCGTACCCATCATGTTTTGCACATCGCCAACTGGCAAACCAGTTTTTTGAGCAATCCATTCAGCACCTTTTCCAATGTTTTGCCCAACAAAATCCATAATTTTGCGACTAGCTTCTTGTTGATAAGCGGGGTTTTCAGTAACACCAAGCGCCTTACCAAAAGGTTTATCTGTTGCGCTTGTAATCTGCTGTTCAAAAGCTGAAGCCTGTTCAGGAGATTTGCCAAATGCTCTAGCACCAGCATAACCAATAGAGCCAGCAACTCCAGGAATAATATTTCCAATTGTTGTATCAGCCAAGGACGCTAAACCAGCTCCAAATTCACGCTTTTTTTGTTGAAACTGGTTTGACAATTGAGCCGCTACTGGCAATTCTTGTTTTTTGAGTGTTTGCTTTGTATCTGTTAAACCCGCCGAAGGGGTTGTTTCCCAAAGATCACCTAATGTATTTCCAGCTTGGTTTGATGTTTGTGCAGCCACAGAAGTCGCCATAGGTGCTGCCTTACCGCCAATTTCGCGTGTTAAAGCATTGATGTCACCTTGCGCTCTAGGGTCACCTTTAGACAAGCGTTCTTTCGCTTTAACCATCTCGTCTTGCAAGATAGCCATGCGTTCAGCTTCACGATTACTTTTAATCGGCTGCGGTACAGCAGATGTAGCATCCCATTGGTCAGCGAGTGTTGCCATTGCCAATAATCCCAAGTTGTTTAGCCATTTTAACGCGCTGGCTTAATTCAGCACGTTGAGCTTCAGACATAGATGCTTTTAATTTAGCAACTTCAGCAGCAGACATTTCTTGGAACAATCTTGGGTCGGCAACTTGGTTGAAGTTTTGCATGGCTTGTTGATACTGAGTAGCATCTTGCGAATAAGGTTGAAGGTATTTAGCCTTTGCATCTTTCATCTTTTCCATGCCAATCAATTGGTCAGTTACCCGCAAAATGCCTTCTTTGGTCATCTTAGTGTTG